TACCTGGACCCCATAACGCCGCGCCGCTGCCCCGACAGCCTTCAGACCTCGTGTATAGCCCTCTTCCTCCAGCGCGTCCATCGTGCCGTATATGCCCTCGGTGGGATACACCTCGCGCAGTATGCGTATCTCCTCATCGCTCCAGATGCTCACCCGTCGCACTCCTCCATAATCGCTCTGCCAATCAACTCCGCTACCTGCGGCACTACCGCGTTGCCCAACGCCTTCAACCGCTTCGCACGATTCGAAGCATTCGGAATCACTCGCGGCGGCTCCCATTCGTGCTGCTCTCGCCCTGGGCCGGTGGGCCAGTCGCATCTTCCGACAACCTCGTATAACCCGCAGGAAAGCCCATCAAGCACTCTACCCAGTCGGGATTGAGCTGACCGCCCACTTTCTCGCCCAAGTTGCTTTTGTTCCTGTCCGCAGTGCTGTCCTTGTGGCAAAATGCTCTTGGCGTAGGCCAATTCACCGACTCGCGAATCAATGCCCCTGGCAAGGTATCCCGTGTCTCCTGACTCGGAGGCAATGTTGCGTTCTTGCCGTCCTGCGCTGCTGGTATAGGCCACATTCGCTGTGCCCTGTTCCATGCACTCATGACTTCCGGATTGACCTGTTCTCTCAAATTCGCGGGTCGAGTTCTCCCTGCCCGAGTAGTTGTCGCCTGCCGAATCAAGGCTTCTCCCGACCTCTGAGGCAAAGCATCCATCGTATTCGGAGTTGACCAGTTCTCCGATAATGAACACTCGTTCTCTGCGATGCGGAGCACCAACGGCTGACGCTGGTATGCAATCCCGCCCGACAGAATACCCGCTCTCGGCCAGGTCTCGGAGAACTCCTCCAAAGAACCGTCCAACTTCTGAGCTAAGTAACCCTGGCACATTTTCAGCCACGACCCATCGGGACTTAACTGCGCGAATGATTCTGAGCATTTCAGGCCAGAGGTCGCGGTCATCGTCGGAAGCCTTTCGCTTTCCTGCGACGGAGTGCGGCTGGCATGGGAATCCTCCGCAAATAAGGTCAACTCGTTCAAGTTCATCCCCTCGCAACTCTCGTATGTCGCCATATCGTTTCACCTCCGGCCAGTGCTTTGCTAAGACCTGTTGGCAGAACGGGTCGAATTCCACCTGCCATACTACCTGCATACCCGCTCGTTCCAGACCCAACTCCAGCCCGCCGATACCCGAAAACAAGCTGCCTACTCGCATTCGTCGTCCGATGATTCGCATTGATTCGAATCATTGCTTCCCATCCACTGCGGCTGTGTCGCCACGTATACCGCCGCCCTGCTGATAGTCTCGGGCAGCTTGTCCTCCAGAATGAGCGCAGTCAGCGTATGCTCGAACTTCCAGCGCGCCGGTCCCGCCGCGGGCGCTTGGCCCCAGAGAGCGGCATAGAACATGTTTTGCGCCCATGCGCCGCGCGAGAGGATGTGGCGCATGGCGTGTAATGCAGGCTCAATGCGAGCGCTGTAGTCCCATGCGGCGCTTGACCCCGCGCCAATTACATGCTCCGCCACCGCCGCGTCAAGCTCACGCCCCGATAGGGCCATCACCTCGTCGTATGTCATGCCGTCATGCACCTCCCAGGTCATCGAACAACGTCGGTTCGTTAGCCTCCAGCGCCGCTCTCTCCAGATGGCCGATTGCTGTCCGCCAGTAACTCTCCTTCAGCTCGATTCCGAGAAACCGGCGCTTCATCCTCACCGCCTCATAGCCTTCCGACCCGATCCCCGCGAACGGGCTGAACACCAAATCTCCCGGGTTCGTCCAGATTTCGATACACCGGCCTATTACGTCGAGCTGCAATGGACAAATATGTTTTTCGTCCTGGCTGTCCCGCGCCTGTTCCACATTAAGTACCCGCATTTGATTGATATCGAACCATACGGGGCTCGCGTATTTCTGCCATACCTGAATAGAGAAGTCGCGCTGACTGTCCCAGCTTGTCGGCGGCTCTATCCCAATATAGCTGCTGGGCTCGTGCCGAACCTGTTTGTCGGGCATCTCATCAGCCCACTTGCGGAACACCACCAAGTAGTCGGGCATGCCCTGCCGGCACACTTCCCCGCGTGCAGTGAAATTCTTCCACAGCAGGCCGTGATTCTTGGTCCTTTGCATCTCGATCACCGGGTCCTTCCAGATGGTGACTCTGGAATGATAGGTCCACCCCGCAGACTCAAACGCGCGGATGATCTCCCCCGGGAAATCACGCAAACCCGCGGCCCCGTCCCGGTTCCTGTATAGCGGCAGATCTTTGCAATGAACAGCGCAGAGCCTGCCGGCCTTCGATACCCTCAGAAGCTCTGGGATCAGGTAGCCGAAATGCCGAAAGAACTCCTCGTCGTCCTCGCAGTTGCCCATATCCTCGGGCAGGTCGGAGTATATGTAGAGCGTGGAGAACGGCGGGCTGAAGATTGTGAAATCTACGCTCGCCGTCTCCAACTCCTTGACCCGCTCTATGCAGTCGCCCAGCAGCAGCCGCCAGCCTTCGCCCACGGCCTCGTCCCGTCGAACGTTCAGACGATGACCCCTCTCATTGGTTATTCCCTCCAGTCCGTTCTCCCTCATCGCCTCGTTCATCGCACTCTGCATTTGTCTATGCGCCTCCCGTTTCTCTGCAAGCGTCTGCCGTACATTGCCCTCGGTTTCGGCGTATATCAGATATGCGTCCACTGGCCGGGTCTGTCCGAATCTCCATGACCTGCGGAGTGCCTGATACGTCTTTTCGAACGAATAGGTCACACCCACGAACGCCTGCCGAGAGCAGTGCTGCCAGTTGAGTCCGAAGCCGGCGATATCCGGTTTGGTGATTATCTGTCGGGCACGCCCTTCGGAGAACTCAATGAGTTTGCGTTCCTTTTCGCGTATCGAATCCGAACCCCGAACCTCCGTTGCCTTTGGGAATAATCTCTTGAGCTCGTCAGCCTCCGCGTTCGTGTCGCACCAGATAATCCATGGCTCGTCGGAGTCGCCCACGATGTCGCACGCAGTCCGGCACCTGTCGGCCATCGTGGCTCGCTTCTCTCGCCACATGGACGTGGCCGACGGAGCTTCCGCGAGTATCAGCTGCCCCTGTTCGAAGGCACGGGTATGGTCTACGCGCACGACGCGCTCGTGTATCCGTAGTTCGGGAAGCATGAACCCATGATCGGAATACGCATCCCCCAGGTCCGAGGGTTTGGAGATGCATACCGCCCAGCTCGTCACCCAGCGCCAGAAGTCGCGTTCCGCGTGGCGTTTCAGCCGGTAGCTACCGGCCGCCATGGTATCGTTGATGAACCATCGGGAGATCATCGCGTTCGAATCCATCACTCCGAGGAACTGAGAATGATTGCCGAGCTCCAAGTGGTCATTGGGCGCAGGAGTCGCCGTGCAGCACAAGCGATACGGCGTCTGCCCGAACATGTTTATGAGCATGCGCTTCGTCTTGCCCGTGAACGCCTTCAGAATCGAGCTCTCGTCAAGAACCACTCCGGCGAACTCGCTGGGATCAAAGCGCGCGGCCATTTCGTAGTTGGTAATCACCAGTCGCTCGTTTTCGATCTGATCTTGGCCGCGCATATATGCCACCTGGACGCCGATTTTAGCGCCTTCACCCACGGTCTGGTGAGCCACAGCGAGCGGCGCGAGGATCAGTACCCTGCCTCCGGTGTGCTCCGCGACATGTCGTGCCCACTCGATCTGCATCAGAGTTTTGCCCATGCCGCACTCCGCAAATATCGCCGCTCGGCCCTTGCGTAAAGCCCACCTAACGATGTCCCGCTGGAAGTCAAACAGCAGGGGATGTATCGCCTCCGCAGGCACGTTATGCCCTGTCGCAGGCACCACCAACCGCTTCGACTTCAAGAACTCCGTGTATGCCGTCATCGCCGAACACCTCCCCCACTCGGTATCTCTGCTGCGCCTGCCATGTTCGCCAGATCAACTCCTGATTGCCGATCTTGCCTGCCCGCCAGTCCCGCATCGCCTGTTGGCATACCTCGGCGCAGAGGACTTCACGCTGCTGGAGAGTCATATCAACACGCTCCAGTAGTCCCGCACCCTGAATTCCCGCCGAACATCGCTTACCCACTCCTCAACGATGCACTCATACACCCCACGGGCTCGTGGAAGTCCCTGTATCCCCACCGCCGCTGCTGTGTCGTGGCTGAACTCCATCTCGCGCAAACCTTC